ACTTTATTAATTATATGCATAATAGAATAGCAGATCAAGATCCTAATAAAACTCTACCTAGTAACTTTAATATGAACCAATACTTCAACGATTTCTTATCAGCAGAATATGAAAAAAGAACTATCGACGGTATTAATGAAGAAGCAGGTCCAGAAACAGTATTAGAAGATGCAACAGATCAAATGTTAGAAAAGTTTCCAACATTAAAAGCAGCTTTAATAAAATTACAAACTGAAGACTTTAAAGAGTTTGTTGATAAAATAGATTGGATATCTCCTAGACCAACTGAGTTTAGAATAAATTTAACGAATGGTCAAGACTATATCTTAAAATGGACAGGTAAGGGATTTGAAGCTCAAATAATGGGTAAAAGGTACTTTATAGATAAAATAGATGACTACCAACAAGCACTTGATAAATTAGCTATACTATATAAAGAAGGTCCAATGGGCGAACCAGATGAACCTGTAGAACCAACTGATACAGATTCAGGAGGCGGTACAGGAGGAGACTTTCCTGGAGATGATGCAGCAGGTGGAGATGATACCGCTGCTGATGATGCAGGAGATGATACTGCAGATACAGGAGGAGAAGAAGAAGGTGGAGAAGATTTAGGAGATGAGCCTGTAGATTTCGAAGAACCAGCTGAAGAACCTGAAGCTTAATTTTTACGCTATGAATCTAATTGATAAAGTCATATTAGAGTGGTCTTATAGGACTAAAAAAGGATACCCTGATCTTAATAACGAAGATGACCTGAAGCTGTTTGAATCTATGTTTGGGTTTGATCTTAATGAAGCTTATACTGAATTTCCAACTTCATCTGCTAATATTACTAATCCTAAGATAGCAAAACTTTTTGATATAGTAAAATCATTTCCTGGATTAAAAATAGATGATCCAATAGCATTAGATCCTAATAAGAAAAATAGCCCTAAGATAACTAGAACTTTAAAAAATAATAGAGACTTTATAGAACATCTTGAAAAAGGTTTAGATATTGAAATAGAAGATGTTAATGAGATTATTAAATGGAATGGTCTTTCTATTACTTTTGGAGAAGGTTCAAGAGGAGGTAGAGGAATTAACAGTCAGGGATTAAAGTTTGAAGAAGAAATTGCACAAGACTTAAACAACTTTAAAAACGGTTCTGAAGAATATATACATTCAGACTTAACTAAATCAATAATTGAAGAATTTTCTTTAAACCAAACTAATTTTAGTGTTAAAAGCGAAGGAGGAGAGAATAAAAGAAGACCTTTAGAATTTACAGAAGAAGGACCAATAGTAGGTTTTTCAGGAGAAAACTTAGCAGCAACACTTACTGATCTTACTATTTTAAAAGGAGCAGATATAATATACCTCTCTTTGAAATTTGGAGGTACATTAACATTCTTTAACGCAGGCGTTGCAGTTACTGTTTTCCCTAAAGATGATTTTTCAGACGGTAAAATAGACACACCAAACGGAGTAGCTTTACTAGAAACATTTGGAGTAGATAACGAACTATTTTGTAGAGTATTTAACGAATATAAAGAAGATGGTACTGGTCCTGATTTTTCTCAATACCATAAAGCAACCAACGACTACGATAAAAATAAATTATTTAAATTAGTAGAAAGCGGCATAGGTACAGGGTACCATATGCTAAAAGGAGGAAGAAATCCTGAGTTTTTCTTTGTTGGGGATGAGTATAATAAAAAAGCTTCTCAACCTACTTCCGGTATAGAAATACAATACGGAGGTAAAAATGGTAGAGGTAAAAGATTAGATATAGTATTTGAAACAGAAAAGTATAAATTCAAAATCAATATACGAAATAAACAAGGCAAATTGTATCCATCACATATAATGTGTGATTACAAAGCAAAATAGTTATGGCACAAAATATTAAAAAAATTATCGCACAAGAATATATCAAGTGCGCAAAAGATCCGGCGTACTTCATGAGGAAGTATTGCTACATCCAACACCCAACAAGAGGTAGAATTTTATTTAACTTATACCCATTTCAGGATAAAGTATTACATTTATTTAGAGATCATCAATACCTAATTACACTTAAATCAAGACAGTTAGGAATATCAACTTTAGCATCTGGGTATAGTTTATGGTTAATGTTATTTCATAAAGATAAAAACGTTTTAGCATTAGCAACAACACAAGCAACAGCACGTAACTTAGTTTCTAAAACTATGTTTATGTACGACCAACTACCTAAATGGTTAAGATTGACTGCTGTAGAAAAAAATAAATTATCATTAAGACTTAAAAATGGTTCTAAGATAACAGCTAAATCATCAAATGCTGATGCTGCGAGATCTGAAGCAGTATCTCTGTTACTTATAGATGAAGCAGCGTTTATCGATAACATTGAAGAAACATTTACTGCAGCTCAACAAACATTAGCAACTGGAGGACAGTGTATGGCTCTATCTACTCCTAACGGAATAGGTAATTGGTTTCATCAAACATGGGAAAAGGCAGAAGCAAGTGAAAATAGCTTTGTACCTATTAAACTACCTTGGACTGTACACCCTGAAAGAAATCAAGAATGGAGGAACCAACAAGACTCAGATCTAGGTCCAAGAATGGCTGGACAGGAATGTGATTGTGATTTCTTAGCATCTGGAGATACAGTATTTGAACCAGAAGATATGATGTTTTACGAACAAACATATTTGAAAGATCCTTTAGAAAAAAGAGGAGTGGACGGTAATTTGTGGATATGGGAAGGAGTTGATTATACAAAAACTTATATGGTTGTAGCAGACGTAGCAAGAGGAGATTCTGCCGATTATTCTGCTTTTCATATTTTTGATATAGAAACCTGTACTCAAGTAGGTGAATATAAAGGTAAGCTCTCTCCTAAAGATTACGGTAACGTACTAGTAGGAATCGCTTCTGAATATAATGATGCACTACTTGTTGTAGAAAATGCAAATATAGGATGGGCTACTATAGAACAGATATTAGAACGTGAATATAAGAATTTATACTACTCTTCTAAATCACAAATGGAGACAGTAGAATCTTATATGATTAAGTACGAAAGAGATAAACTCGTACCTGGATTTACTATGTCAGTTAGAACTAGACCATTAGTAATAGCTAAGATGATAGAGTATATTAGGGAAAAAGGTGTTACTATTCAATCTAAAAGATTACTAGGAGAAATGAGAGTATTTGTTTGGAAAAACGGTAAACCCCAAGCTCAAACTAAATATAATGATGATTTACTTATAGCTTGTGCAACTGCGTTATATGTAAGAGATACAGCTTTAAGACTACGTCAACAGGGGATGGACCTAGCAAGAGCTCAATTATCTTCATTTCAAAACTTAAACTCAAAAAACAAAGCTGTAATGAGATCAGTTGGAAATCAGCAAAATAATCCGTATATTATAGATAATGGCTATGGACCGGAAGATATTTCCTGGTTAATTAATTAGTCCTATTTATAATATATATAGTAAAAACTAAACAGAACATTAATGGCTGATACTTCTTTATTTGGCAGACTGCAGAGACTATTTTCATCAGATGTAATCATAAGAAACATAGGCGGTGACCAGCTTAAAGTAGCTGATATTAACCGTATACAGACTACAGGAAATTTTCAAACTAACTCTTTAGTAGATAGATTTACTAGACTTCACATATATAATAATAAGAATTTATATAACCCTAACCTTAATTACCAAACTTTAAGAGTTCAATTATACTCTGACTACGAAGCAATGGATACAGATCCAATTATAGCTTCAGCTTTAGATATTATAGCAGACGAGGCTACATTGAAGAGTGATCAAGGAGAAGTACTATCTATCAAATCATCAGATGAAAATCTTCAACGTGTACTTTATAATCTTTTTTATGATGTATTAAATATTGAATTTAATTTATGGTCATGGACAAGAAACATGTGTAAGTACGGTGATTTTTTCTTAAAATTAGAAATCGCTGAAGAATTTGGAGTTTATAATGTTCTACCTTACACTGTATATAATATGGCAAGATTTGAAGGTATGGATAAAGAAAATCCTGGTAAAGTAGAATTTGCGATAGATCCTGATGGAATTATGGCTTCTCAAGATCCTTCATATTACCCTAATAAACAGTCAAAAGCTATACAATTAGATAATTATGAAGTAGCGCACTTTAGGTTACTTTCCGATACTAATTACCTACCATACGGTAGATCTTATATCGAACCTGGTAGAAAAATTTATAAGCAATTAACATTAATGGAAGATGCGATGTTGATACATCGTATAATGAGAGCTCCTGAAAAGAGAACTTTCTTTGTTAATGTTGGTTCTATTCCACCTGCAGAAGTTGATCAGTTTATGCAAAAGACTATCAATACAATGAAAAAGACTCCTTATGTTGATCCTAAAACAGGTCAATATAACTTAAAGTTTAATATGCAGAATATGATGGAAGATTTCTACATACCTGTAAGAGGAGGAGATGCTTCTACAAGAATAGAAACTACCAAAGGTTTAGATTATGACGGAACAAACGACATTGCTTACTTACAGTCTAAGCTATTTGCAGCACTTAAAGTACCTAAAGCGTATTTTGGATATGAAGGAGAGTTACAAGGTAAAGCTACTCTAGCAGCTGAAGATATTAGATTTGCAAGAACTGTAGAAAGAATTCAAAGAATATTAGAATCTGAGTTAACTAAGATAGCATTAGTACATTTATACACTCAAGGATTCACAGGAGAAAGCTTAACAAATTTTGAAATAAAGTTAACGAATCCTTCTATAATATTTGAACAAGAAAAAGTAGCATTACTAAAAGAAAAAGTAGATCTAGCAAATCAAATGAAAGATTCTAAACTTTTCTCTACCGATTACATTTACGACAATATATTTAATCTATCTGAAGATCAGTATAATGAAATGAGAGACTTAGTAAGAGAAGACTCTAAAAGAGTATTTAGATTAGGTCAATTAGAAGCAGAAGGAAACGATCCAGCAAAATCAGGTAGATCGTACGGTACTCCTCACGATTTAGCTTCTATGTACGGACGTAGAGCAACTTCAACAGAAAAAGGTGGTGGACCTGGAGAAGTACCTTCTGGATATAATGAGATTGGACCTGAAGGAGGAAGACCTAGAGAGAAAATGTCGGTATACGGTACTAATGATGACCCGTTAGGAGGTAGAGATAGATTAGGTGTACATGGAATGCACGGAGGTTTTCCTTCTGATAACGAAAATGTAATGGAAACTGACAATTCTACTGCACAAAAAATCTACCATCAAATAAAAGATTCGTTTGTAAACGATAAGAAATTAATTTACGAAAAAAAATCTGAAGATAATTCTAAGTTATTAGATGAGTCTCAACTTAAAGATTTAGATAACTAGCCCATATTTATATATAGTAACCGTATATTATGAAGATAAAACATTCAAAATTCAAAAATACCGGCTTGATTTATGAATTACTCGTAAAACAAATCGCAGCAGATACATTATCTAGAAATGAATCACCAGCATTAGGTATTTTAAAAGAATTCTTCGCAGGTAGAACAACCCTAGCTAAAGAATTAAAACTGTATGAGTATATTTTAAAAAATACTAACTTAGCTGAAGTTAAAGCTGAAACGGTAGTATCAACAATAACTGAAATTTCTCGTAAACTTAATCAAAAGCTGTTAAAAGAGCAGAAATATAGATTAATAAAAGAAATTAAAAATCATTACGATTTAGATGAATTTTTTGGCATACAAGTTAGAGACTATAAACCTTTAGCTGCTATGTACTGTTTACTAGAAGCACAAAATACAGATACATTAGTAAATCCTAGTTTTTTAATTAACAACAAGTTAACTATAATAGAACATTTAACTTCTGTAAAAACTAATAAAGATAAAGTAAAAGATTCATTAATTGAAGAATATGCAAAGTATGATAAAGATTTAAGACTACTTTCATATAAATTATTATTAGAGAAATTTAATACTAGTTATAAAGACTTACTACCTGAACAAAAGAATATACTAAAAGAGTTTATTACATCAGTAGACTCTACAACTAGGTTAAGAAACTTAGTTAATGATGAAATATTAAAAATACAAGAGCAGATATCTAAACTAACAAAAAAAGTTAAAGATGATGTAGTAAGGATAAAGTTAGAAGAAGTAATAAAAAGTATCAAACCTCTTAAAAAAACAGAAAAAATTACAGATAACCACCTAATTAATCTTATGCAATATTACGATTTAGTAAATGAAATGCGTGGATTATGAAAAAAAGCAAGTTAGTACAGGCGGTTAAAGAAGTATTAGAAGAACTTAGCACAACATCTGGAGTAGGAGGATACCTTACTCCAAATGCTTTTAGTAAAGATGGCAGAAAAAATAAAGCTACAAAGCAAATGGAAAAGCTAGGCTATAAAAAAGCAAAGACTAAAAAAAGACCTAATAACACTAAAATGTTTGATTACTTAGATGAAAACAATTAAAGAAAAATATAAAGCAGTATTAGAGGGTAACTACTCTAAATCTCAATTTGTGAGAGATGCTAAAAGAGAATTATCACAATTTTTATCTCCATACAGCCAATTTGACGACTCGGTACAGATTCTTAAATCTAAAGGTATTCTTTCAGAGGTAAAGAAAGAAGCAACAACTTTAGAATATGAATGCCCAGTTTCTAAGTACTCTGATGAGGCAGTTAGAAGAGGATGTGATTACGAATTAACGAAAAAAGGTATAGACCCTGTAAATGCAACTGCAGAAGAAAAAACAGCATGTGAAAAAGTAGCAATAAAAAATCTTGATAAAGATGAAATGCACTACCTTAATATAATGGCCGGTGAGTCAAAGAAAGTAGACAAGCATGATAAAATGGTTGAACCAAATGAAAAAAATAAGGTAGATACTTTTAATGGCATGAAAAAAGCTGAATTGAAAGAAGAGACTATCAAAGAAAGCTACGATGCTAATGATGACTACGATAACATGGACTTTAGCAAACTTAACCCAGGACAAAAAGCAGCAATTGATGTTTGGTTAGAGCAGTATGCTGAAGGTTACTTCGATAATAAAGCAGAATTTCAAGGTATGATTGATAAGTTTGCTGAAATTGAAAATGCAAATGATTTAGAAGATTTTGTACATGCTGATTTTTCAGGTGATGAAGGTGAAAGACAGTGGTTTATTAGACAATTAGAAAAAGCTTACTTGGATGATGACCAACCATTAGATGAAGAAGAAGCAGTGACAGAGATCAACCAAGAAGAATATAATGGTGATTTTATTATAAAACATTATACTAACCCAAAAAATGGTAAGAGCTTAATTGATGATGAAATTATAGGAGACTTCTTTAAAACACATCCTGAATCAAAAGAGCAAACACCTGAAGATGCATTAGATAATTTTGAAAACTTCTTACTAGCTAACTACGAAATGCCTGGAGATTATATGCAAGAAAAAGTAGCTAAAACAGTCGACGATGTTATTGATCCAGCAGAGTATGGAATGATAGGTCAAGGTTACTTAAAAGGATTTAATAGACCTCATTCTTTAGATTTAGATGATTTAGAAGTTTTAGGACGTAAAGTAGTACAATCATTATACAAAGGAGATTTTGATAAAGCTAAAGCTAAATTCATTACACCTGATACTGAAATGGATGAGCAAATGTCAGATGAAGAAATGGCAAAGATTGCTAAGTACGGCAAAGATACAGATATGAAAGCAATTGATAAACTATATCAATTAGGAGATAAATTCTCATCAGACTTTGATTATGACGGTATGTTGAAAGCTGGTTTAAAGTTAAAAATAAGCACACCGGTATCAAAAATGCAACAAGTATACGATTCTTTCGAAGACGTTAATTATCATAGTGAAAATGGTCATTTAGGAAATGCTATAGATTATGTAAAAGATGGAGACAAAGCAGGAGCATTAAAACATTTAAAACTATTCAGAGATGCTATTAGAAAAACTTTATCTGATATCTCTGAAGGACATTGCAATACACATAGAAAGAAAAACGAAGAAGTAGTTACAGAATCAAGAGGTGCATTTGATTTATGTATTCAAGGTATAAAAGATATAGCTGTAGACGGTGATATTAGTGAAAGAGAAGCTGCTATGGAAATGATGATAGCAATTTCTGATAGATATGATTTTGATTTAGCAGGATTAGAAACTCAATTGTTTGACGGAGATGACGCTATAAACGAAGGTAGAAGAGCTAAATCTAAAGGCGGTAAAGTAGTAACTGAAAATGATTATGAAACTGGAGGATATGTAGAAGCTATGGGACCAATGTTTGAAAGAGCTGTTAATATGTTAATTAGCGCTTGGGAAGAATGGAAAATGGGGCCAATGACCGAACCGGGAATGATAGAGCATGCTAAAAGAGATATCGTTAACTATGTAGAAATGCAATTGATGGTTGATAACCTAGAAGAAAAGAAAGGAAAAGATCACGATGGAGACGGAGATATAGACGGAGATGATTATATGGCTGGTAAAGATAAAGCTATTAAAAAAGCAATGGGTAAGAATAAGATTGTAAAAGAAAACATAAAAGCTATAATTAGTAAAGTATTAGAAGAAGGAGTAGTAAATGAAGCTGCTACGAATGCTTTAGCTAATTTTTCTGAAACTTACGGAGGATTTGAAGGTATGAAACAAGCCATTATCGCGTTACAAGATTTAGTAACAGATATAGAATCTTACTACGATAAGACAAGAGGTAAAATTCAAAAAGTATACGATACCTTAGGAGATATTAGAAATGAAGAAGGTTTAAAAGTAGGAGGATTCTTAGCTCCAGCTATTGAGCAAGCATTCAATAAAGATTTAAGACCTGCTATTAAAGGAGGTTTTACTAAAGGATTAGACCAACCTAAAGTAAAAATGATTACTCAGAGAGATATCGATATGCATAACTCAGGAGAAAAAGCTTTAGGAGAAGAAGAAAAAGAAACAGTATACTCAAGACCTTCTGTAAACGGTACTTTACAGGAGAATAAAAAAAATAAAAAATAATGAAGGATAGTTTTAACCTTAGAAAATTTTTAACTGAAAATAAATTAACTTCTAATAGTAAGGTACTAGAAGAAGTTGACAACAAGGTTATTCTAAAATACTCAGGAAATGATAAATCAATGGACTTAGGGGTTAAACCTAATGGGGAGAAGTTCCAAGGTTCAGATGATGTAGAATATGCTTTTAATACATTAGGAATGCCTGATAATGGTCCATATTATGTGGTAGGTGATAAATTAAAAACTGAAGATGGAACAGAAATTACAGTTACTAAAGTAGAATGGGATGTAGTTGGAAAAACTCAATATGCTAGAGATGGAAAAATCTCTACAGGAAATGACCACGGTTGGGTAATTGAATTCGATATTCCTGAATACAATACAGATAATTATTCAGTTTTAAAGAAAGTAAGTGATGAAGAGTGGAAAACAGTATTAAAAAACAGACCAAATAAAAAAGGTCCAAAATTTGTTTATGTAAATGTAGACGGTGAAAAAAAGGGAGGTGAATTAACTTATACCTTTAGTGAGTATGATTCTGATATTAATGATAAAGCGTTTAAAAAACAAGTAGAAGCAGGTATTAAAGCTAAACTACCAAACATATCAGATGAAGATTTACAAACTATTATAGATAGCTCTGTTGAATATTATGCTGATGAAGCAAGAGATGAAAATAAAAAAGGAAGAGATGCAGATCCAACACCATCATCAGATATAGTAGATATGGCAGTTGATTATTATAACGAAGAATTTTAAAATAAAAAAAAATGAAAGATACTTTTAATATACATAAGTGGAATAAAGAAAGGTACTTAGCTGAAAATAAAATAGAGGAAGCAGCACCAGTAGAATTACCTAATATACCTGATTCAATACTAAACAAGTTAGCAAATCAGATAAAGACACCACAGACAATGGCATCTGCAGTCATTGCTTTTATAAATAAAGCTGCTGAAAAAGAAAATGAGACTCTTCTTAATAGCCCTAAACTAAAAGTAATTATAGATAAGCTAAACCTTTTAGCTCAAGAAGAACCAAAAGGAGAAGTAGAAGAAGAAGTAAATGAAGGTGATTTATTTTCATCTAAATTTGATAGACCACATCTTAAAGATATAATTAGAAATTTAAATAAAGGTCTAATTTTAGATATGCCTACAAGAGAAGCTTATAAATTTTTAGTATCATTACTTGATGCTGAAGATAAAGAAGAATTAGGTTTAAATGAAAACATTGAAGAAATAGTAAATGAAAATTTAAAAGATAAAGCAAAAGAAGCATTAAGAAAAATACAAATAGTTGCTAAAGAAAAAGGACAGAATGTTAAATCATTCCTTAAAGATGCAGACGGTATAGAAATAATGTCAGCTTTATTTCCAGGATTAACAGCTGCTTCATCGTTTATGGAAGAAGAAAAAAACGATAAAATATAATAACATGGGACAAGTATTAGTAAACGTTACGCCATTTAAATCTATTCTTAAAGAATCTAAGGAACGTCCTGGAGTTTTTGAGGTAGAAGGAGTTATGCAAAGAGCAGGCGCTAAAAACCAAAACGGAAGAGTTTACGATAAAGATATACTTATACGTGAAGTAAAAAAATATATTGATGAATTCGTTAACAACGGAAACGCATACGGAGAATTAGACCATCCTGAATCAGCTATAGTATCTTTAAAAAATGCATCTCATATAGTAAAAGACTTATACTGGAAAGGAGATGATTTGATGGGTAAAGTAGAACTATTAAATACTCCTGCTGGTAATATAGTAAAAGAAATAATTAAAGCAGGACATACAATTGGTATCTCCTCTAGAGGTACAGGTTCAGTACAACAGACAAACGAAGGTACTTTAGAAGTACAACCTGATTTTGAATTAGTGTGTTGGGATTTTGTATCTAATCCATCTACTCACGGTGCATTTATGAACCCTATATCGTTAAATGAAGGTAAAGGTAAAGTATCTAAATATTTAAATTTAGACAATATTATTAACGATATTTTGAGAGCATAATGAAAAACTTTAATTTAAGAAAATTTTTAGTTGAAAACAAACTTACTGAGCAAAGTAAATTAAATGAGGTAGATAATTATTGGTTTATTGACGAAATGGATTTAGACGATCATTTAGAGAATATCCATTATGAGTGGGAAAAATGGAAAGAAACAACTAGTCCTGACCCCAGAGATATTACAACAGCTAAAAAAGATGTAATACAGTATACAGTAGAATACTTAAAAAGATCATTTAAATAGTAGTTTTCCGGAATAAGTATATATTTATATACGAATATGCAGTCACTTATACTGCATTACCTTTATATTATTTTCTATTACGATTTCAATAATCGTAGAAATCCAAAAAATTTATTAAAAATGGCAAACAAAGATTTATTCAAGCAAGCTATTGCTGAAGCTAAATCTATAAGAGAAGCCGCTATTACTAACGCTAAAGAAGCTTTAGAAGAGACTTTAACTCCTCATCTTAAAGATATGTTAGCTGCTAAACTACAAGAGATGGAAGATTCTTCTGTAGAAGAAGTAGTAACAGAATCTGAAGAAGTTGAAGAAGAAGTATCAGAAGCTCAAGGAAATGTAGACGCTCATGACGAGAATCCACATGATCAACTTGAGGAAGCAGAAGTAGAAGAAGCAATGGAGGAAGAACCTATGGAAGAAGCAGAAGGCGACGACGAAGCTGAAGCCGATGCGGAGGTTGATTCAGAAGAATCTGAAGACGAAGCAGAAGACGAAGAAGAAATTGAAGTTAAAGACATGGAAGTTGATGACTTAAAAGATCTTATTCGTGACATTATTTCTCAAGAAATGGGAGGTGATGAAGAAAGTTTAGATAATACTGATATGGATGCAGGAGCAGAAATGGGAGACATGGAAGCTGGTGCAGAAGAGGAGGAAATTAATCTAGATGAATTATTAGCAGAATTAGAAAACGAACTTGCAGAAGGTGAACACGGAGATAAAGAAATGGAAGAAGCTCACTGTAACACTAAAGAAGAAGGTGTAGAAGAAGAAATTTCTGAAGAAGTTGAAGAAGAAGTTAAAGAAGAAGTTAAGGAAGATGTATCTGAATTAAACGAAGCTTTAACAACTATCAAAGCTCTACAAAACCAACTACAAGAAGTTAATCTATTGAACGCTAAGTTAATGTATGTGAATAAAGTATTTAAGTCTAATAACTTAAATGAATCACAGAAAGTTAACATTATCGCTGCTTTCGATAAAGCTGAAACGGTAAAAGAAGTAAAGTTAGTTTTTGAAACAGTTTCTGATAACATAGTAGTTAAAAAACCAACTGCTATTAAAGAATCTAAATTAGGTATGGCGAGTAAAGCGACTGGGACTACTGCAAGTAAGCCAGAAGTTATCGCTGAAGTATCTAGTGCGGTTCAGAGAATGCAAAAATTAGCTGGAATTATTTAAAAAAAATCAATTAATTAAAATTAAAAAACACAATTCAATCATGGAAATTAATAACCTTTTAGAAAGTGCAAACGGGTACAAAGCATTACAAGCTGATGCTTCTCGTTTAGCTGAAAAATGGTCTGCTTCTGGATTGCTTGAAGGATTAGGAGAGAAAGAATCTTCAAACATGTCTATCATGTTAGAAAATCAAGCAAAGCAAATCGTAGCAGAACAATCTGGAACAGGTGGTGGCGCGATAGGGAATGGTTCTACTGCAAGTGAGCAGTGGGCTGGTGTTGCTTTACCTTTAGTACGTAAAGTATTCGCTCAAATATCGTCAAAAGACTTTGTTTCAGTACAACCAATGAACTTACCTTCTGGTCTTGTATTTTATCTAGATTTCAAATATGGAACTGATCAAGCACAAGCTAGAAACAATACTAACATGTATGGTAACGTTACTGAAGCTGCTACAAAAATGGCAGTTGATACTGATGCTTCTGGTGGACTTTACGGTGCTGGACAATTTGGATACTCTATCAACGATGTATCTGGATCAAGAGGATCTCAAGCTACTGGTTCAGTTGCAATTGCAGATGTAGATTACAATGCTGACTTTACTCTAACTAACCTTAGAAAAGTTTCTGTAGCAACAGGAGATATCCCTGGATTTGATCCAGAAGGTGTAAGAGCATTTAGATTATTATCTCAATCTGTTGATATCACTGCATATCCAGAGTACACTAAGTATGATGCTGCTTCAAATGTAGTAAACTTTGTTGTAAGTAATACTAACCTAAAAACTGCTTTTGCTGCTACTTTCAAATACCACAAACAACCAACTGATCAAACAAGAGGTGACTTTGAGGATGGAAAAGCACAAGAAGCTAACGGTACAATTGCTATCCCAGAAATTAACGTAGAGTTAAAATCTGAGGCAGTAGTTGCTAAGACTAGAAAATTGAAAGCACAATGGACTCCTGAGTTTGCTCAAGATCTTAATGCTTATCATTCAATTGACGCTGAAGCTGAACTTACTTCTTTATTAAGTGAGTACATTTCAATGGAAATTGACTTAGAGATCTTAGATATGCTTATTTCAAATGCAGCTACTACTGAAAGATGGTCAGCTGAGAACAATAAAGTATGGAATGGATCTGCTTGGGCAGGTGCTTCTTCAGACTTTTACAATACTCAAGGACAGTGGTTCCAAACTCTTGGTACTAAAATCCAAAAAGTATCTAACAAAATTCACCAAAAGACTTTAAGAGGTGGAGCAAACTTCTTAGTATGTTCTCCTTCTGTAGCAACTATCTTAGAATCTATTCCAGGATACGCTGCTTCAACTGATGGTGATCAGGCTGAATTTGCTTTCGGAGTACAGAAAGTAGGTCAATTAAATGGTAGATATAAAGTATACAAAAACCCTTACGTAACTGAAAACACAATCCTTATGGGCTTTAGAGGTGGACAGTTCTTAGAAAGTGGTGCTGTATATGCTCCATATGTACCGCTAATCATGACTCCTTTAGTATACGATCCAAATACCTTCACTCCAAGAAAAGGTATCATGACTCGTTACGCTAAGAAAATGATCAGACCAGAATTCTACGGAAAAGTATTTGTTGCAGATTTAACTTCTGTATAATATTTACTGTATTATTTTTTATATTAGGAGAGGGGCTTTTTTAGCCCCTTTCTTTTTTTTTATTCCTATAATTTTGCTATTTATTAATATAAATTAAAAAGTTCCCTACATGCCTTCAAACCACCACACGGATGATGTATTCGTCCAAAAAAGAAGACCAAAAAGACCAATAAAATTTCAAGTACAACTTAACGATGAACAAAAAATTGCTAAAGCATTTATATTAGACTCTCCTGTAACTGTTCTTAAAGGAATGGCAGGAAGTGGAAAAACGTTAGTAGCTACTCAAGTTGCATTAGATCTTCTATTTACAAAGCAAGTAACTAAAATAATTATTACTAGACCAACAGTATCAAAAGAAGATATAGGTTTTTTACCTGGTGATATAAGAGAAAAAATGGATCCTTGGTTAGCTCCTATATACCACAATCTTTATATGTTATATAATAAGGATAAGGTAGACAAAGAAGTTGAAAAAGGTAACATAGAAATAGTTCCTTTTGCTTTTATGAGAGGAAGAACGTTTGTTAACTCCTTTGTAATAGTAGATGAAGCACAGAATGTAACTCACAATCAAATGGAAACTGTGATAGGTAGATTAGGTAAGGGATCTAAAATGGTAATATGTGGAGATATGGCTCAGATTGATTTAAAAGATAAAAGAGAAACTGGGTTTTCATTTCTATCTCGTATAGAAGAAAAAGTTGGTGGCTTTAAAACTCACTCACTTTTACACAACCACAGACACGATATAGTTGCCCCAATCTTAGAAGTATATAAAACCTTCAGAGATTAGTAACTATTTATAAATAAACTAGAACTATGGCTAATATACCTATATGGGCTGGGTCTTCGACGTTTGGCGTAGGGCAAACACCATTCGGCTTTTATGACTCAGACTCTAATTTTGCTACAGATGCAGATAAAGTTGCTAAATTTTGTGCACAAAGACTAGGGTACCCTTTGATGGATGTAGAACTTACATCAGGTTCTTTCTATGCTTGCTTTGAAGAAGCAGTAACTGTTTACGGAAACGAAATATTTCAATATCGAATAAGAGAAAATTATTTGAACCTAGAAGGAGCATCAACAGGAAGTACTCTTAATAACCAGTTAGTAGAACCTACACTCACTAGATTTGTAACAATAGCGCAAAATTACGGTACAGAAGCAGAAGTAGGAGGTAACGTAACTAAATATTCTGGTTCTTTAGATATTACAGGCTCAGTACAGAACTATGATTTAGATGCATGGGCAACAGCTAAAGGAATCACAGGGGGTATAGAGATAAGAAGGGTTTTTTACGAAGCTCCTCCTGCTATTACGAGATTTTTCGATCCTTACGCAGGCACAGGCACAGGAGTACAGTCTTTAATGGATACTTTTGGTTTTGGACAATTTAGTCCTGGAGTTAATTTCCTATTAATGCCAGCTTCTTATGATGTATTAAAGATGCAAGCAATTGAATTTAATGATCAAATTAGAAAATCTACTTTTTCTTTCGAACTAGTAAATAATCAATTAAAACTATTCCCAGTACCTACAGTAACTGGTAGTTTAATATTTGAATATTATAAAAATACTGATAAAGAAGCTATAAATTATAATAACGCATCTAATATTATCACCACAGTATCAGAGGTACCTTATGATAATCCAACATATGCACACATAAATAGTGTAGGTAGACAGTGGATATTTCAATATGCTCTAGCTTTAGCTAAAGAAAATCTAGGGTATATTAGAGGAAAGTACACTACAGTACCAGTTCCTGGTTCTGAAGCAACATTAAACCAAGCAGACTTATTAGCAGATGCAAGAAGTGAAAAAGATGCTTTAATAACTAACTTAAGAGAAATGTTAAATGAAACTTCTAGAAAGATGCAGATGGAAACACAAGCATCTGAAGCAGATTATTTAAGACAGACTCTCTCTCAAGTACCAATGACAATACATATAGGATAATGAAGTTATTGCAAATTTTAGAGCAAATACAATTTAAAACTTATGAAGGAATGGTTAGGATCCTTTATAAAGAAGGTGAAAGCGAAGACTTAGCTGAACTATTAAGAGCATTACCAGGTATAACAACTGTTACTAATGCTGGTTCAGCAGTAGAAATGAGTATGATGACTTTTAAAATTAAGTTAATTACTCAAAAAACCGGTGAAGAAGCTTTTCAAAGTTTCAAAACTAACGCAGAAACTAAGTACCCTAACATAATAAAAATAGAAGTAGCTATAGAAACTATAATAGAAAAATAATGTTGTTCGGAAGTAAGAGAGATTTTAATTTATTTGTAAAAGTAAACAGAGAACTACTAAAAGATATAGTAGAACAAGAAGTTTTACTGTATAAATTAAGTATCTCAGATTCTATTACTAATATATACGGTGAATCTTTACAAAAAACATTTTTAGAACCTGTAAAGTTAAATTGTTTGATAACAAGAGGTGATCAGGTAATAGATATAGATGAATTTGGTCCTGATTTAGGAAGAGAAGCATCCTTTGCATTACTAAAACGTGATTTAGAAGATATACAGTTAGTACCAGAGGTAGGAGATATACTAATGTGGCATGAAGACTATTATGAAGTGGATACAATAAGAGAGAACCAGTTATTCTACGGTAGAGACGGCGATTATAATGTAGAAAGAGCAGCAGGATATGGAGATTCTATATCTATTATATTAGATTCTCATTTAACAAGAGCAGATAGAGTAGGAATCGCTAGACAAAGCTTATAATTATGGCAAAAAACATTAAACCAGTACCAAAAACACAGCAGGAAATCTCTAAAGCAATTATAGATTCAAAAGCTACTGGACAAAAGCCTATCATAAACGATACTACTAAAAGAGAACTGCAGAGATCTGTAAAAACAGATACTACTAAAAGATTTCATATAGGTTTAAGAGATATAGATGAAACTATTGTGTATTACTTTAATAAATTCATTAAACCTTCAGTAATACAGAACGGTAAAAGAAAAAACGTACCTATACTATACGGTTCTCCAGAAAGATGGAAAGCAGTTCAGAAAGACGGATTTTATAGAGATAAAAACGGTAAAATACAGGCACCTCTTTTGATGTTTAAGAGAGATAGTATAGAAAGAAATAGAGGATTAGGAAATAAAGTTGACCCTAACAATCCTTTAACGTTTGGAATAGTTAAAAAGTCTTTTTCTCGTAAAAATATTTATGATAGATTCAGTGTTTTAACTAATAGAGGTAAAGTAGATGAAATGTATGGGGTAATTGTACCTGATTACGTAACTTTGACCTATTCTTGTCTAATCTTTACGGATTATATAGAGCAAATGAATAAAATTATAGAAGCTATTAACTATGCTTCTGATTCTTACTGGGGGGACAAAGAAAAATTTAATTTTAGAGCTAAAATAGACTCTTATACTACTGCTACAGAACTTTCACAAGGTCAAGACAGAGCTGCCAAGACTACTTTTACTCTAACTATGTATGGATATATAGTACCAGATAGTATTCAAGCTCATATAGCAGGTATGAATAAGTATTATACTAAAGGTAGTGTAAATTTTCAAATGGAAACTGCCGGTACTTTAGAAGAATTAACAGCAAAAGCAGGAGTATCTCAAGATTCGACTATTGTAAGGTTTATAGATAAAGATGGAGGAGGTCAACCACCACAATCTTCACTTACTCCAGCAGAAATAGCTTATATAAATACAAATAATACTTTTATTGCAAACTCAATCACAGCTCCTAATACAGCAACATTTACTAATGTACAGTTTGTAGATTCTCCTGGTGGATTTGTACCTGGAGTAGAAAGACACATACTTTATGTTAACGGTACCTTTGTACCCACACAACATTATAGTATTGTCACATCAGGATCAAATTTAGTAGTAACAATTAATACGACTCAACTTCAATATACAATTGATAGTGGAGATCAAGTAATAATAACCGGTAAAATACAGAGCATATAATGGGATTAATTCACTGGAAACAGATAGATGGAGATTTAGCCGGTTCAAGAGTACTAACCGGTTCTTTAAGAATATCAGGGAGTATAGAAATTGAAGCACTAAACGGTGTAAATAGCTTTACCGGTTCATTTTCTAACTCCGGTTCAATGGTAAACACAGGATCTTTTAATAACCTCGGTGATATTAACAACACAGGTAACTTTATTAACTCAGGTGCTATATCTAACACAGGATCTTTCAGTATTCAATCAGGTTCCTTTGAAATAAATCTTGATGGCAATGAAGATTACTTCAGTATAAATGTAGAAGGAGAAGAAGAGGTAGCAGTAACCGCGGAAGGAACTTTTAAACTTAAACCTAAGATGACAACTCCATCAGCAGTTTCAGGGGGATTATTCTACTCTGGCTCTGATGAGTATTTCCTAGGGTTTAATAATTAAGACATATTTATTAATAGACGACTCATATAAAAAATTAAAAGAATATCATGGCAAATTGGAAAAAGATAATAGTAAGTGGATCATCCGCCGTATTAGGGCAATTAAACTTACCTTCATTAACTACTACTCAATTAATTCAAGTAGGTTCTTCTGGAGTACTGCAAGACTCTGGTTTAACTTTAACCGGTAACGTTTTAAACATTGGAGCAAACAGCATTACTTCAACAGCTGCAAGTTCTATAATTACAGGTTCATTTACAGGTTCATTTAGTGGTGACGGTTCCGGATTAACAGGTGTAGCACAAAACATAGATACGTTAGGTGCATACGGAGCAGCTACATTACATCAAACACAAGATCATTTCTTACTATCTGATAATGGTACAGAAAAGAAAATTAGTTTTTCCAATTTAGAAGATTCTATATTTGCAAATGTTAGTGGAGATGCTACAATAGCAGCTGGAGGTGCATTAACTATAGCAGCCGATTCAGTTCAAGGTACAATGTTAAGCTCTTCAGTAGCTGATGGTACTACAATTGATTTAACAAGTGATACCTTATCAGTACTTAAAGTACCTAACGCATTAACAGCAGGTTCTGGTTTATCAGCACCCGGTACATTTGATGGTGCAAATGCAAGAACATTTACAGTAGATTCTGGCTCAATGATGCCATTTATTAGCGGATCTGTATTTGGCACAGTATCTGGTGATATAACAATTACAGCAGCAGGTGTAGCAACTATTGGAGCAGATACTATTGATGGTTCTCAATTAGAAGATAGTATTTCAATTGCATCTAATTTAACCGTAGGAGGTAACTTAACCGTTAATGGAACAACAACAGCGGTAAACACTACAAACTTATTAGTAGAAGATAGATTTATATTATTAAATTCAGGTTCAGCCAATCCAGATGAAGGTGGTCTTATTATAGACCAAGGTGGATTATCTGGTTCTGCGTTTATATTTGATGCTGGAGATGATAGATGGGGATTCAACGCTTTAGTATCGTCATCACAAGCTACTGCAAATAGTACTGCTTATGCAGCACAAGTAATTGATGAAAATAATTCTGCACATATAGGAGCAGTTTCTGCTTCTTATGTAGCAAATGGAAATATAAGAATTGCAACTAACGGCGATATCTTTATATATTCATAATAGTTATAATTTAAAATAAAATGTTATATGGGAATATTAAATGTAATACAGAAGAAGAAAGAAGACCAGCAATTAACCGCTGAAGATTTAAAATTTCTTCTTTCTAAAATGAGAATCGCAACTTACACTGGTCAAGAATTTGAACATTTTTACCAGGTTTGGTTAAAACTTTCTAAAGCATTAGAACAATTAGAGAATAAAAAGGGAGCTTAAGGTTCCCTTTGCTATTTATATATAATAATATTATAGGCCTTGAAAAAGGAAGTGGGCTCTTTGAGTATCCAACCATAATTGAAAAGATATGCCAAACTGGAAAAAACTGATAGTTAGCGGGTCAGACGCTACACTAAACTCTCTTAATGTAATAACTAGTATAACTGGTTCTGATGTCAAAATAGACGACTGGGGATCAATTTCTGCTTCCTTATCAACAATACAAACTGCCGGAGGAGTAAACGGAAGTGGATCAGCACAAAGCATTGCATATTGGAATGATGCTAATACTCTTGAGCATGACACAGATGCTGCCTTCGTTTATATAGACGGTACAAACACCGGTGGTCAACCGGTAGGAAGGATGGGGTTAGGAACAACTTCACCTAACTTTAAATTAGATATTACAGGAGGTGATTTAAGATTAGAAAGTAACAATGGAATAAGATTTGGTGGTCAAGGATCCAATGATACATACTGGAGAATATTTACCGCCGGAACATCAACAGGTACTCTTTCAATTGGCAATAGCTCTTCAACACCCTATTTAACAGTATCAAGAGGTAGCTCAACAACAGGATTTGTAGGTATAGGAACAACCACACCAACAACAAAACTAACAGTAGAAGGTACTATAAGTGGTTCTGAAGTATACTCAAATAGTGGTATGAGGGTTCAAGTTACTGATGGTTCTTTTCAAAGAGCAGTTTCACCCTCTACAAGTGGCAGAATTCAGTATGGAGATGCAGGGGTGGGTGATTTAAGATTTAAAAACTCCTTTGGAAATGTTTTAACTTTATTAAGTAATGGTAACGCAGGGATAGGAACAACTTCACCTCAAAGAAAATTAGAAGTTAGAAATGGTAGCGGGGTAGGTTATGCATTACTTTCTGGTACTACCGGAGCAGAACTTAGATTCAGACCTCTTAACGCTTATTCAGCTAACGGTAATTTTGGTATCGAAGTTACTGGAACTTCAAGTTCACCATATACTACTACAATGAACTTTACAGGTTTCCATACTAACGAAACTACTGTAATGACATTGAAAGGGGATAACAAAGTAGGTATAGGTTCTACATCTCCAGACGCACCACTAGATATATTAGACTCTCAAACACAAGCAGGTTCAACAGGTAGAGCTACAATCAAAACAACCGCTACAACAACTGCTACTAGCACACAAAGTAGTGGAATGTATAAAATACAAAATTACTTTAACCTAACAGGTACAGGTGGTAGTTTCTCAAACACTACTCATCAACAAGTAATGACAACAGTTAGTTCTACAGGAACAGCAACTAACTTAAAAAACCATATGAGTAGAGTTCATACCTCAGGTAATGGACAAATAGCTACTGTAGCTCATTATAATACTCATGCTGAATTAGACGGTAACGGTACAATTAATAACTGGATTGGATATTCAGTTGCACATGGTACTTTATCTCAATTTACAAACACAGGTCATACAATAACTAATACATACGGTTTATATATAGGTGATTTAACTTCTGGTACTCAAACTAACACTCCTTTTGGTGTATATCAGTTAAATACTGATATGAGAAACTATTTTGCAGGTAAAGTAGGAATAGGAGCAGGATCTAGCAATCCAGCATCTACAGTACAAATAGGAGCACAATCATACACAGGAGGTGGTTTATCAGTTTCCCAAGGAGGTACAAATAATAGAGTAGCTAGATTTGAAAATATAGAAATAGTTGCTAATGCTGTCGGCGGTTCCTGGACAGGACAATCTTTACATGCCGAAGGTTCAAACAGAACCTTAAGATTTACAGCCGGAGGTTCTCTTAACGCTTCAGATACTTCTGCACATATAATAAAAGGATTTTTAAATAGTAGTAGAACTGTAGATTATACAACTTTACACGTTAGTGGAGGGTATAACAATAACACTTTAGCAGCAGATTATAACTTTTTAGAAATAACAGGAGTTGTTAATCAGTCAACATTAGCTCAATCTGGTTCAATTACTGGTATAAAATATAATCCTTCTTTTACAAATCTAACAGGTTCACATACTGCATTCCATGCTACAACTGGAGATGTAAAAGTAGATAGTGGCGATATAATAGGGGGAGGAAATTTTGATATATTTGCTCAATATGGTAATAGAGGTAGAATTACGTTACTTAACACAACAACATCAGATCTTTCAACTCAAGTATCTTTCTTGACTAATGGAAGTCAAAGAATGGTTATACTTAAAGGTGGTAGAGTTGGTATAGGAACAACATTACCTAATACTGATTTTCATGTAGCTGGTGAACAGTTAATTCAGAAAACAGATAATACAACTGCATACCATGGTAATTTAAATATAAAAGCTAATGTTGTGGCTGCTAATAGTAATCACGGTAGAGCTGCATTTATAAATTTACAAGGTGCATCCGTTTCGAGTAACAGTGCAACTACTTATGATTTTGTACTCGGTACTAATCATACCGGACATTTCCATATTGCTAAAGATAGTTCATTTGCAGGTGGATTTGATAGTGCTTCTTTAAAAATAGATAGAAATGATTTAACAGTTACTGTAGAAAACCAACTACATATAGGAACAGTTAATCCTGCACTTTCAATGGGATCTGATGCTATCTTAGTAATGTCTGGTTCTAAAGTAACTTCTGTATCTGGTTCAGAATTAGCAACACATATTGGAGCAGCAACTACATCAGCTTTGAATGGGTATGTTACTTTAGCTACTAATCAAACTATAAGTGGTGTTAAAACATTTTCTGATACTTTAATATTAGATGACGGATCAGGAGCAAGTCCTGCTTTAAGGTTAATAAATGAAGATAACGATACATTTAATATTAATGTAGGGGATGGTTCTCCTCAATTCAATATTACCAAAACAAACACAGGTGGAAATGAGTTTTCAATAGTAGCTGACGATACTAACCATACTGCTTCATATGCAGTAATCGGAGGTACAAGTAAATTTGGAACAGATACTACAGTATCAGGATCAATCAGTGCTTTAGGAACTTTAGCTAATGGTTTAAGATTAGGTAGAGATGCATCTACCGATAGAATAGGTTTATTTGCAGCACCTAATGGAGCAACTCCAACAAGTAATGGTAACCTATATATTGCACCTAGAAATATTAACTCAGCAAATGGTTCATTTATATTATTAGGACAAAGAGATTCTTCAACAGCTAACCATAAAGGTACAGTACAAATACAAGCAGGTGATCCAACTTATCACTCTATGACAGGTGATATTATACTTAACTTTAGTTCATCTGCACAGTTCTTATTAGATGGAGGAACAGGTAATGCATCGTTAACTGGTGACTTAGCAGTAGCAGGAAAAGTAACTGCACAAGAATTCCATACTGAATTTGTTTCTTCAAGTATAGTTTATGATAGTGGTTCAACTAAGTTTGGAGATACACAAGACGATATACATGACTTTACAGGTTCATTAAAAGTATTTTCAGGTAGCTTATCTTTCAACCCTAAATATAACGACAGTAGTACAGGTATTATAAATATGCAACACGGACACGTAGGTGGCGGTAATGCACTTCATATTAATATAATGGATACTGGTTCACAGTCCATACTACGTTTCAAATCAGATACTAATGGTCATGGAGATATGACCTTTTATAGAGGAAATACTGCAAGAGTAAATATTGCAACTTACTGGCCTTCTATGTTTAACCCAGAAGCATATGCTACTCGAGGTGGTGTAGTTATAGGCACAAGTGCTACCAGTACTAATTACTACGGTTTACAGGTAGCTACAGGAGGTGCTTCAGGTTCATTAAGTGTAGGAAGTACATTATATGTTTCCGGAAGTAGAGTAGGTATAGGAACAGCATTACCAACACAAACAGTACAGGTAGTAGGAAATATAGAATCAACTGGTAGTTTAAACATAACCGGTAGCTTAGGAGTTGAAGTAGGAGGTAGTACAGTATTAATTAATAATACAGGTGTACATGGTAGAATATCTGCTGGTAGTAGTTTCTTTATAGGAGGTGGAAATACAACCTTAGTACAATTTTCATCACCTGCAATACCAGATAGCGATGGTTCACATAAGTTAGGTCAGTCAAATAGGTATTGGGGTGAATTATATGTTGATAAAGCATTTATAGGAAATGATATGTCTCATGTACATACTATTTCCGGTAGTGCGAAACTAACAGGTAGTTTAACTATAACTGGAAGTTTAATAATGTCTTCAAGTACAGCTGTAGGACTACCAGGTAATGTCACAGGTAATTTAATACCGACAGCAGATGGTGCTTACAATTTAGGTAGTACTCATACTAAAGATTGGAACACTCTATATGTAAAGTATATTGATATTTTTAATGAAAGATTCAAATTAACATATTCTAATACAACAGCATCTTTATCAGATCATACCTCAGTTGGTCAAGGATTTAAATTTACACATCGAGGTTCTGAAATATTGCAATTAGGTAGAGATGGAGATCTTATTACTGATTTAAAAGGAGAATTTAGAGTAAGCGGCAGTATAGAAGCTACAGGTAGTATAACGTTAAATGGTGATGGAAGACACATTTACTTTGGAGGTACTAATACTTTCATAGGAGAAAGATCTAACTCTAATCACTTACAATTAAGAGGAGGAGGTAATATAACAGATGAAACTGTTTATATAACCGATTGGGGTAGAATGGGATTAGGTACTTCTAATCCATCTGCTCAATTACATGTTGTTGCTACTGGAAGTCAATATAATATAGCAAGATTTGTAGGAAGAGAAGATGAACATGGTACTATAAGAATATACTCAGGCTCTTTTGATGCAGCAGCTTTAGGGTATCATCAACAAGGGTACTTCATGAATTCAGCTAATAGCAGTAACCCAAATGGTGCATTCTTTATAAGAGCAGATAAAGGTATTGATTTAGGAACAGCAGGAACAGGGTCATTAAGTATACAATCCCAATCAGCTAATGTAATAATAGACAGTAAAGTAAAGGTTGGTATAGGAACAGATGATCCTGATAATAGCTTACATATTCATACTTCTGGAGCTACAAGTGCTTTTAAAGCATATCAAGCTACATATCAGCAATTTGAAATAAAATATGATAATACTTACCATTCAACAATGATGTTCGGGCACTTTGGCGAACTTCAGTACGATGGTAATGGTGGTTATTTACGTTTATCAAATAAATCTACACAAGCAGGTTCACATATTGCTCTATTTACTAGTGGTTCTGAAAGAATAAGAATTACTCATGATGGTAAATTTGGATTTGGAACTACAACACCTGGACACTTAGTCCATATTTCAGGAGCAGCAGCAGATGTAAAGCTATTGTTAGAAGACGGCGCAACAGGAGCACCGATTGCATTAAGATCAATGGGAAGTGGAGAGGCAGAACTTCAAATATCTACTAATTCTAGAATTTCAAGAACAGGCGGAGATCTTAATTTTATAACAAATGCTATAGATCAGGTATGGTATGTAGATAATGGATCAACAGGAGCAATGTTTTTATCAAGTTCTGGTAACTTTGGTTTAGGAACTACTACACCTAAAAGCAAACTACAAGTTCAAGGTACTGTATCGGCTAGTGGGGATATAAAAGCAGAAGGAGATATAACAGTAGGTAATAACCTTACTGGTTACGATAAAAAACTTATAATAAAGAATGGAGCTAATATAAATAATATATTTACTCACACTTCAGCTTCAGTACAAAATGCTCAATTAGTTATTAAAGGTGGTAACTTTACTCATGCTTTAAGATTAAGAGATAGCTACGCACCTGGTTCGCATCCTGGTGATGTTGATTATGCAAGACTATCAGGTGGGTATACACAGGAATCTAAACTAACATTATATACATCACAATCAGTAGGAGGTTTAGGTTCTGGTTCTCAGACTATTATTGGAACAGCTACTTCTTCCTTACCAGGAAATGTAGGTATAGGAACAGCTACTCCTTCTCAAAGATTACATGTAGAAGATGGAAATGTATTAGTTCAAGATGGGTATATAAGATCTCAAATACAATCAAACAATCATGCTATTCAAATACAAGCTTCTGTTTCAAATGAAGCAAGAATTTTAGCTCATAACTTTAATCAAGGTCAAGCTCATGATTTAAGAATAGCAGCAAAAAGTTTAGACTTTCAAGTAAATGGAAACGCTACATCTTCATTACATTTAAGCTCTTCAGGATTAGCTACACTTGGTAAATACGGTTCAGGTACATACACAGGAACTGCTGCTTATAACTTACAGGTTGATTCTTCTGGTAAAATAATAGAAACAGTAGCAGGCGGAGGAGGATCAGGTACTATTGATGGTACAGGAGTAGTAAATAGAATACCTCTTTGGTCAGATGCTGACTCTATAGTTACTTCTTCTATGACTCAAAATAGTGATGGAGGTATAGATATTAATGGTACCGATGATAGCACTAAACTTAGAATAATACCAGATGGTAGTAATATAGGTGATACTGCAACAGTTGAATTTAATAGTAGAGCTGTAGTAGGTTGGACAGGAAGTGCTGTTTACTTAGGAGATGGAAATCAAAGTAAGGATATAAAATTACAAGTTAATACCGGTGATATAATAGCCTTAACTAAAAACACAGAAAGACTACGTATTAATTCAACAGGTAGTGTTGGTATAGGTATTTCAACTCCAACAGGTTCTCTACATATCAAATCAGGAAGTGATAGCTTTAGGTATACTAATGATTTAGGAGATAATTTTGACGGTATAGAATTAGTAGGAGGAAATCCTACATTAAAATTAGATGGTGCTGGAAATACATTTAATGTTACTGCTTTAACTAATAGTTTTGGAATCTACGATGTTACAAACACAAATTACAGGTTAACTATACTTAATAATGGTAATGTAGGTATCGGTACTACCAGTCCATTTACTAA